CTTTCGATATTTCTTTTAGCCAGTCCACTATTCAAAGGTATAAAAAAAAGCAGCACAAATTAATGTACTGCCTTTTCACTTTTAATAGATAAACACGAAAACTATTAAAAAGGTAAATCATCTTCTGGTAGTTTTTCCATTTTTGTTACTGGTGTTTCACTTGGTTTGTATGGTTCACTTATTGCCATACTAAAAAACTTTTCACCGTTCTTTGTTTCACGTACCCATAACGCTACTTCTTTTTCTAAACCTTCACAGTTCATTTTTCCTTTGTAGTCTGGGTGCGTGTCTGCTTTCTTATAATTGTTTTTAAAGATTGCACCACTATTTATTTTTTGTTCCATATTTATTGATTTGTTTACGTTTATATATCCTATATATTTTTTCGTCTTTTCCTTGTTTTCAAATTCTGTTTGTTTTGGTAAACTTCGCCACTCCCATTTAAAACTATAATTTTCTTTGTCTAAATCTGTAATATTAAAAATGTAAATCTTGTGATCCATTTTAACGACATACAAAAATACTTTATTTTTTTGTTTACTATATGTTAAATTGTAAGCGTACTTGTCAAATTCTATAATTGTATCTTCATAGACTTCAGTACGGTTTTTTATTTCAACTATATACTTGTCATTATATGCGTCAAATCTACTATAAATATTTTCTTCTTCTTTTAAATTATAATCTTGCTGGTTTAGTTCTTCTAATATTTGGCGTTCTTTACTTTTCAACTTTCTACGTTTAAAGTTAGCTTTGCTTTTAGTTCATTGTAGTATTCACGACATTCTTCTATTCGTGTTTTTATTGATTGGATCACTTCTTTGTCATAATCTACCCTAAACAACTTTACACGATTTTCTTTAGGTATGTGACTAAATTGGTGTTTGCTTTGTACATACTCACGTATGTCTAAACATTCGTCAATCTTTTGTTGTTTCCAATGTTCACGCCTTATTTCATCTTCAACAATTTGTTGTGGTGTGTCTACAAGACAATAAGCAATATAAGCTTTGCGTTTTTTGGTCAAATTCATATAACCTTGAACCTGGAAAAAGTAGTCCTTGTTTGGTAGTTCTTCTTCAAACATAGGAAATGTTGAAGCGTCATAACTTGACTTAATATCTACTACTACGTCTGTAATAATATCAGGCTCACCAGTTAAATATTTGTTTGTAAACCTTTCTTCATTCTTATACATAAAGCCAAAGTCTAAAACGTCATTACATAAGTCTATACTGTGTTGTTCTACTTCGTTACCTTTATCTGTGTACCTTGACCAAAATTCGTTTTTTATTCCAAATTCGTCTTCGAGTAGTGTCTGCTTTACATAAGTTTTAGCAGTTTTAGAAAGCACTTCTTTTTTAGAACGTGCATTAGTCATTATTTTTCCAAGTGATGAACATCTTACTATCATATTAATATCTTAAGTTTACTTTGTTTCTATTTCTAAAATTGTATATTTTTTCTATTAACACTTTGTATTGTTCACGACTTGCACAATCTACTAAAAGTGTTGGTTGTAAGCTTAACTTACCTAAAAAAATATTGTAGTCAAAATTTTTATTTTCAAACATTCCAATCATAGTAGCCACAAAAGAACTTCTTTTGTAATTTATATAATATTTCTTTATACCTCTAATTTTGTCTGCATATTCTTGTGCTAAAATAAAGTCTTTACCTTGCCAAGTTCCTTCTGAAAAAACTTTTGTTTTAGGTTTAGTTTTAGTTCTTGTTTTTTGAAGATAAGAATAATTGTATGATTTGTGATTACTACACATAGTTATACAATCACTTAACGAAAAGTCATTATTTAAACGATAAAAGCTTCTTAACTTAACGTATGAAATTACACCCATATTTGCGTAACCGTTTAAATAGTCTTTTATATTCCAGTTTTTTTGATTCAAATTTAAGGTATGTACTTCTTTTAAATTATAATTTCTTGCTATTATAAAATAAATACCTTTTTTACATTCTTTAGCTGCTTGTAAACGGTGCTGACCGTCTACCACTTGCATTTGTTCGTTTACTATGATAGGGTTCATTAAAACACCGTTTTCAGACATACTTAAAGTTAACTTTCTAATATGTGCTAAATTCGGTATTCTATTACCTTTCATTTCTGTAAACATATCTAAGTCATTTGTAAAATAAACTTTTGATATTTCTTTTACTTGTTCAGTATTATTTACTTTTTTTAATTCTTCTACTTGTATCATTTTTTCGTGTTTTTATATTAAAGTTAAAGTTTGTGATTGTTTACTACTCAAAGAATATTTGTCTTGCAGTTGCTTTTTAGTGTACTTATTGTTTTGTATAGCGTCTAATGCTTTTAAAAAAGTACCTTCGTCAAGTGTTGGTTTGATTTGTTCACCACCAGCGTCTGTGTCTTTGTCTGTTACTATTCCTAAAAGACTGCTTATAGCGTAACGTCTAAAGTAAGTAATTGCAGAACCATAAACTTGAAATTCGTTCATACCTTTTAGCTGAACACCTTGTGGTATAGCTACACAACTTTCTATTGTGTCACCACTTGTAACGTGAAATAAAATAGTACGTAGTTCAGCACCGTCTAATAGTTGCGTAAAGCCAAGCTTGTGCTTTTTTAATAACGGATTGATAACACTTAAAATAGTTGGTAGGTCAGCGTAAGAATAACCGTAGCCTTTTGTTCCTTTGTGTATTACTTGACATTCTTGCTGGAACGCTGCCAAACTTTTATAAATGTTTTCTTTTGGTAAGCACTTATTGTTAGGCGTTGCTTGTTCCTTTTCCATAAGGTCTAAAACCTTGTCTGTTGTTTTACTCATATACTTGTGTTTTATTTGTGTACGTAAAGTTAAGAATTATTTTCTATTTCCTTACATTTTTGTTTAAATTCTTTTATTAGTTGTTTAAGTTCTTCTTTGTCGTGCTTGTGAACTCCTTTACTTTTAAGTTCCAGGTTATTAAATTCTTCACTACCTATTCTTTTTAATAGTTCTTTGTGATAGTTAAATAAGTTTCCGTGTTGCCACTGGTTACAAAAAGTACACTGTGAATGAATATTTCTTAAATCAAACCTTACTGAACCGTGACCACCAGCACTAAAAAAATGTCCAGCGTCATATTTACCTACTAATGGTGTACCACAACTTACACAACCTTTATCTTTGTCACGTAGTCTTACAAATTTGTTTACCCATTTTTGTGCTTCTTTTACGTAGTCACTTGTGGTTTTTAGTTCTTCCTTCATTCGTCTTTTTTTCTTTTTCCATTGTATTTCTTTTGCTTTCTTGATCCATTCTTCTACACATTCTGTTTTATCTGTACAATACTTTTGATTAAAGTGTAAAGCTTCAAACTTTTCTTTGCATTTTTTACAACGTGGCATTTTCTAAAAGGTTTTTATTTGTTTTTTTTAATTCGTTTACTTCTGCTTGTAACTCTAAAAGCATAATATTGTTTCGGTACAAGTCACCACTTAAAGACATACATTTTAAATCTAACCTATTAAAAACAAGTAAAGCTTCACCAAGTTCTATTAAACTATCACGTTGTGTTTCTATTAGTTGTTTTTTGTGTGGTGTTTTCTTTTCCAGGTCTTCAAGTGCTAACTTTGCTCTATGATAAACTTTGTTTAAACCTACTTTAGCTTTTATTACTTCTATCATTATATTCGTGTTTGTGTTGTTTGTAGTCTATATTTTTTTAAATTGTCTACACCTTGCATTGTAAACCCTAAACCATTGTTGTAAGAAAATAATAAAGGTTCGTTTAAATTTGTAAGTTGCCCTCCAGTTTCTTTATCTTTTATTTTTTCAACCGTTATCATTGTTTCAAATTTCATAACTGGGTGTGATACTAATCTGTGTATAGTCATCATATTATCCGTACGATTCAAAAAACTCTTTCCTCCTTCAATCGAAGCTTTTAAGGGGGCTTTTAAGTGTTGTGCCCATTCGTGACTATCTGGATATAAATTACCAGCACGACCACTTTCACTATTTGGGTGTGAACTTATAAATAAACTTTTTTTTGTTTGATTGCAAAAAACCCTACTTTGATTCAAAAACTCATAGTTTGCATTGTGACTTATTTCACGGTTCAAACCAGTAAATGGATCAATAAAGCAAACATCACATTTTACACTATCAAAAATATGAAATAGTTCTTGTGGTGTATATAGCTTTTTGTTATCTACAAAAGTAAAATATTGGTTTAAGTGATTGTAAGCACGTTGTATAGTTTTCAGGTGTATTTGTTTAAAAGGTTTACCTACATACATTTGAATCATATCACGAAGTATTTGACCACTTGTATTTTCACCACTCCAAATACAGAACGTCTTATCATTTATTAGTGCTTGTGATAGCATATAGTAAACAAACCAAAATGTTTTACCTACGTTGTCGTGTCCTAAGATTATTGTTATTTCGCCTTTTTTTAGTCTGAAGTAATTATCTAAATTATTACCTATTCCAATTCCAGGTTTTATTTTTCCTTCTTTATAGTTTTGTAAATATTGAAATTCACTTCCTTGTGTTACCAGCATTTAGTTGTGTTTTTATGTGGTTTAATAAATGGTCATCTTTACTTGTATTCGTGTTTTCCTTAGCTAACCAATTTCGTGCAGTCAAATATAAGCTTTTATATTTTTTATTTCCTTGATAGTTTTCAATAGCGTCTAAAACACGGTCTATTTGTTCTTTAGTATATAATTTATTTAGCTTATTAAATTCATCATAGACAAACTTAAATGGTTAAACTTCCTATATATATTTATTACATTAACATTAACATTTACATTATCAGCTAATTTTGCTACCTTTTGTTTAGCATTGGTAGCTTTTGCTAAACCACCTAAACGACCAGCATCAGCACGTTTTGTTTTAGTACTTTGCCACCTATCTAAATCACGTTTAAGTTGTTGTTTAATAGGTTCAAAAGCTATTTCAAGTAGTACATCATTTGTAGTTGGTTCTTCGTCATTAACGTAGCTTAAAATGTGCTTAAACAACTTACCAGCGTATTCATCAGTTAGCTTGTTTACAGTTGTATTTATGTCAGCGTATAAAATAAAACCTTTTTTGTTTTTCATATTTCAGTAGTATTTAGATTGTTTATTTTATCTATCATACTATCAAGCTTTTCTTGTACGTTCTTAATATCTTTTATAATGAATTTTTGACGTAGTTCTATTGTTTCTCCATTCAGATAAGCACGTAGTTTTTCCGTGTTTTTAACGTAGCTAACTTTTTTAGTTTCTTCTTGTATTTTGTTCTTACGTACACCATTTAAAACATTAACGTGGTTACGATTAAAAAACTTTCCTATTTCAGCTAACTTATAACCATTTTTGTATAAGTAACTATAAAATAAAAAACGTGGGTCTACATTTTCTGCACGTCTTGTGCGTTCATCTAAATTGAAATATTTAATAATTTCCTTTACTTTTTGTTCTTTTAACTTTTCCATAAGTATTTACTTGTATTTGTTTTTTAGTAATTAATTGTATTTTATTTTTTCGTGTTTTAAAAGTTTCTTGATCCACAAAACTAATTCTTTTTTTTGTAGTATGAAGGTGACTTTATTTTATAAATGGCGTGTCTATTATCGACTTCTTGGTTTCGTATCTTTTCAGACCAAACTTCAAACCAATGTTCAAAAGTATCTTCTTTTTGAACTCCTAAAAGTTTTATTGACTTAATTGTGTTTTCGTGCCTATCTAATTTTTTAAGTGCTTCGTGTTGTGATTCTGCTGGTACTAAAGTATAAATAGTTCTCCAGGTTTTAGTGTGGTCACGTTCACGGTGTGTTATTTTGTATACGTTCATAGCTTTAATTTTTCTATAATTTTTTCTAAACATTTTACGACTATACTATTTCCAGCTTGTTTGTAAGCTTGACTATCTGAACACGACCAAGTAAAAGTTTCTGGAAAGTCCATAAGTCTAAAACATTCTCTTGGTGTTAGTCTTCTTATTTCTTTACTATTACCAGTTAAAATATCTTGTTGACCTCTTTTTAAATTAAATTCACCACCTTTTAAACTTGCATTTATACAAGGTGAAATACTATCTTTTCTAATTCTTAAACCTTCGTCATTTCTATAATCACCTATCCAAGTTGCTTGGTTACTAATACATTCTAAAGATTGTGCTATTTGTTTACCTACACGACCACGTCTTGTTTCACTATGTAGTCTTGTGAAGTTTATACTATCACCTTCAGTAGCTTCTTCGTAACCTTTACTATTAGCACTTTTAATTTTTATACCTTCACCTTTATTTGTATTTAAAGTTGGTGATATTCCTTCACTATGATATACATTTCCATTCATACCATTATTTGAGGGGTTCGTATTTCCTATTACATTAATATTATTTTGTTTTATAATATCGTTTTTTATAAACATTTCATTTACTTTTTTTTCATCTAAAAAATACTTTTCATCTACTTCATTTTCTAATACGTCTTTAAGCTTTTTTGTCAATGGTTCGTCTTTTGGAAATTGGAAAATATTGTCTTTATCGTCTTTTATTCCTATTATAAAAACACGTTCCCTATTTTGTGGAACATTTAAGTTTTTAGAATTTATAACTTTATAATAAATGTGATAAGGTACTGCATTTTCATCTGCAAATAAAACTGGTAAACCATTGATGCTTTTACCACCTAAATAATTTAACCATTCTTGAAAAGTCTTGCCGTTGTCGTGTGATAATAAACCCCTAACATTTTCAAATATAAAAAAACGTGGTTTGTTCTTTTGTATAAATTCGTGACTATTAAAAAATAATATTCCACGTTTATCTTCTTTACCAAGTCTACTACCAGCTTGACTAAAAGCTTGACAAGGGGGTGAAGTCATATACAAGTCTAATGGATCGTTAGGTATTTTCCTTTCATAAACGTCAGTAGGATAGTATTTAGGTTCACCGTAGTTTTCTATGTATGTTTGTCTTGCGTACTTATCCATATCACAAGCAAATATTGTTTCGTGTTTTATTCCTAACCTGGAAAGTGCTTGGTCAAAAGCACCTACACCACTAAAATCACTTCCTACTTTTATCATAGCTTGTTTTGTATTTCTATTAGTCTTTTAATATTGTATTCAATATCTATATCAAGTGTGATAGTTAAAAAACTATCTAAAGCGTTTTTATTCATATCTTGCTTTTCAAGATTCGCTTTCATTTTTCGTGTTCTTGTCAAGTCGTTTATAACAAACTGCAAGTCTTGTTTCAAATGTTTTAATTCTAAATCAGTCATTTAAACGTGCTTTTAAGTATTCTAAATATAGTTTTTGATTGAACGTACCTCTGTGTTCACGTTCCCAATAGAATTTGTAAATATATAAATTCTTTAATTCTTCAATAAATTGTGTGTAATTTTTCATAGTGTATTTTTAAAACATATCATTTGAATATTCATTGTAACAACTTTTGCTACAAAACCAACCATTAAGTTCAAGGTCTATTTCTTCACCACAATTTTTACAAGTGTTTACTTCTACTGGTTGTGTGTATTTCATCATTACGCCACCTTTGTACATAATGTTTAGTTCACCAAGCAATTCGTTTGCTTGTTCTTTGCATTCTACTGTTTCAAGTAGTTCCTTTTTAAAATAAAATTTATACATAATTTTTTGTGTTTTTAGATATATACATACAAAACTAATA